CTTCAATGCTATTAATGTTACCTACAAAGCCCTGCATTCCCAAATTAAGAGCAGCAGATCCTACAGCAGTTGCTGCTGATGCTGATGCTGCTCCTCCCATAATAGCTTGTCCTAAAGCAGCACCAGCGCCTGTTGCCATCAATGCAACAGCAAGAATAGGAAGAATAGGGGCCATTGCTTCTTGCACTGCCCCAAAACCAGACTTGTTGTAGCTTTGAATTGGCATAGCAATAAACGTGCCATCAGCTTGTTTTATTGCTTGTAAATTATAATCAGAATACCCATCGCCTTTTCCTTCAGAAGCAAATTTATAAGAAGGAATTACCTGATCTGTTTTTTTGTTATAAAATTCCGGTACTATTTCATCTGGAATATAAGTGTATGATTCATCACTTCCTGATGCATACCCCGGCTTTACTACATCTCTTACACCAATATCTGTTATGTTAGTAACACCATATTGTGTTGCTAAAGCAGTGGCAATATTTGTAATGTGAGTATCAGCATCTAATGGAGATCTATTTTTGTAAATGTCTGTTTTATTTTTTAAACCAATAGCTTGCACTCCTCCCATTTGGGCGCGAAGAGTATCAATGCTTTTTTGAACATCTACATCATTACTCATTGCTTAAAGCCTTATCAACTTCAGAAGAAAACATTTCATCATCCATTTCTTCTTCACTATGTAGAGCTTCTGGATTATCCACTTCTTCAGCATTACCCATTTGACCAATGTCATTCATGCGCTGCAAACCTTTTTTTGCCATGTCACGAATTTCCATTAGTTTTTCTAAACCAATGTAACGAACAACATCAGCAGGAAATACAAATTCCCCTTCACTAAGTTTTGCACTTACATCGTCTCTCACTTCTTTTTGAAGAGCGCCGGGAGGAACGTCATTACCACTGGCTTTATCAATTGTGCCGCCATCTTGTTTAAGACCACCGGTTTTAAAGAGGTTTTTGCTTTGTTTAACTGCACCCATTTACAACATCCTTAAGATTTTGAAATTGTCTAAGCGTTGCCAATGCTCCTTGAGCTTTGTGTAACTCTGCAACATTGTTTGTTTGTTCCATTGTTCTATGCTGTCTTTCAATATAAAAATCAACAAGACTGGAAAAAGTTTCCCATTGGGGAATAGAGTTTACAAAAGGTTTAAGTTTTTGATATTGTTCTGCATTAAACATTTATATTAACCTTGTGGTGGTGCTGGTGGAGGAGCGCCCTGTGGAGCGGCTGAAAATCCCTGTTCTCCGGGCACAGGGGCGGCTCCAACACCAATGTTGCCACCACCCCCTCCAGACATGTCAGCAACTGATGGTGGGCCTCCTACCCCTTGTGGGGGCGCAACTCCAGCAGGTGGTGCTGGCGGCTGTGTCTGCCGCAAGATTTCTGCCTGTCGCATTGCCTCATCCATATTGTTTGTAACTTTGTCTGGGTCCAAATCCATTGCTTTTGCAATTTCTCTAATGATATACGGAAACTTAGCAAACGGCATAAGAGAAGGACTACTAGCAATCTGTAAGAATTGCATAAGCCGTTGACTTCTCACTTCGTTTGCCATCAAACTTTCTGTACCTCTAGCAGTAACTTCTAAGTCACCTTTGATAGTTTGATCAAAGTCAAATTGCATATTAAAACTAAAAAATGCTTTTCCAATTGGAGAAAGTAAGTAGTCATCAAAGTTTTTAATAACTGTCTTTATACCGCCACCAGCGGCATTCATCAACATACTAATACCAGAAGCTGTCCTACCCACACCGCTTACACCTGTTTGCCCATGTGCAAATGATGGAAGACCCGTTGATTCATCTGCAAGCTGCCTTGCTTTGTCAAAAAGCTGCAAGTTTTCTTGCGAAACATTGGGAAACTTTGTTCCAAAAATAGCCTGTCCCGGTGCGCCACCTTGTCTTCTAAACACCTTGCCGGGAAATACTTGCATGTCTTGACCCGGAACCAAATTGGTTTCATCTACTTCAAAAACCAAATTACCAGAAAGAACAGCATTATCTACAGCCATACGCATAAACCCATTCATTAGGGTTTGGGTGTCTTCCATATTTTCTGCAATACCAACACCAGCAAGTGAATATGGATTAAGTTCATACGGAACAGCGTAATAAGGAATCTTTGCTGGCTTAAACGGGTTAAGTACAAATCTAATGATTTTTCCATTACAAAACCAAATGTTTGCTTGAAGTTCTTCTATATTTTGATATTCTTCTGGAATGTTAATATCGTTTTCTTCCAGCAAATCAATATCAATGTTGCCCCAATACTCTAACACTTCAAATCTATCAACCCCAAAGTTTGGTTGGTAGTCACGAATGTCGTCCTCCCAATACTTCTTAACATAGCCCTCGCCTTGTTCGATAATGTTGTCGATGACATTGGCTCTGAAGAAGGGGCGACGTTTAAGAGCGCGAAGTTGGGTCCGACTAAGCTTATGTCTTTCAATGACGTATTGGCAGTTTTCAGTGTTGTTTGTGTCCGGGTCCCAATAGAAGTTCCATATACTGACATGCGAAGCTTCTGGCACTGTCTTGATACTAGGATTGTATTTACCATCCTCACCCCATCTTGGATATTCTTTATTTGTTGCAAACGGGCCTTTCATAACGCCAGTGCCAAACAAAGCACATTCAAAAGCCGCTGCCCTCAAATGTTTAGTTGCTCCGCTTTCGTCTAATTGGTCATGGATTTTCTTTTCCATTTTCTTTGCAGCAACCATTGCAGGATAGAAAGTTGCTGACGTTGGTGTAGACCCAACACCTTCTTTGAGATTTGGAACTCCCGACAAATCTTCTTTAAGCGATCCCAATAGGGTTTCCAATTGATCAAGGCCAAATCCCGCGTTAATACCGGCGCTTCCTTCTTCTCCAAAAGGGATTTCAGTTGGAGATGTAGGAGCCTGTGGTTGATTGGCAGGGGCTTCTTTTGGATCAAAATGAACAGCCTCAACAACACCTTCTGGAAGAACAGATGGATCTACACTAAGAGGAAATTTGTTATTTGCAAAAAGAACGTCTACAATTTGACCGTAAGCAGCCAAAACTTTTGTCTTGGTCACTTTAATAAACACCCGTGATTTTTCAGTTTCAGTAAATTGAACATCAGAGCTATAAATGCCACGATAATTGCGATAGGCTCGCAACCACCTGTCTTCGTCTTTACGTCTACTTTCTTCAGCTTTACTATATCTTTGTTCAACAAAACTAATAACGCTTTGAACTTCTGGTGTAGCAAAAGACCCATCAGAAATATCATCTAGGGCCAATTGTTTATCAGTCATAATATCTGCCATTATTTATTCCTAATATCCAAATGTGGCATCTGCAATTTTCATTCCAGAATGTCTAGAAGCTAAAGGATCATAGTCCCACAAACTACTTCTAGGTCTACTCATAATTCCATAACGCAAAGCGTCATATAAATGATCTTCAGCATGTGTATCAATATCTTCTGGATTTCTTTTATCTAACGGAAGAATTGGTAACTGTGCTATAAGATTTGTACAATTACTTGTTATAACCATTCGCGGTTGTTCTGTAAACGAATCGAGTTGTAAACGTCTGTGTATTTCGTTCTTACCGCTAACCCTACTACCAGCACTTCTATCAGACGGTCGCCACCTGCATCCTTCTAATATCATTTGTTCTGCCAATGAAGGACCAGTGTCACCTCTTTTATGCCAACAACTACTGTCTAATACACCATATCTAATTAAACCGTCATTTTCTTCTGCTCTCAATACCATATGGGCAAGGTCTTTTGCCAATACTTTTCTGACATATAGCTCTCTATATACCACAAGCTGCTCAGAAGGGGACACGGCAAACCACACAACAGCACTGAAACTACCGTAACCATAATCGCATGAACGAAACTTTGTCCAGTTTTTAGGTATGTCGAAAGGGGATACAACATGTATTTGCCTATTAAATTCAGAAAATGCCGCTCCTTCAGCAACATCCCAATTACCTTCTAGTAATTGTTTTCTTTGATATTCTGGAAGAGACAACAACATTGTCTCATAATCACCGCTTTCAGCCAAGTATGGATTGTCAGCCAGCATTGCTGGTATAAACCTACGTTTAAAAAGAGGAATTCCTTCTTTTGAATGTCCAACAGGATATTTTAATGGTTCTCCGCTTTCAATATCTGTTGCCCAAAAACCTTTACCAGCCGGTGCTGGATCAATAAACATCTTCTTAACCCACGAATGACCGGGACCACCGGGGTTAGTTGTTGCTCGCATGAAAATAGGCAAATCACTAGCGGGAGTACGCAAACGCGACCGCATATAATTCCATGCAAATGGTGTAGACCACTGCGTCAACTCATCAAAACCAATCCAACTAAAAGCCAATCCTTGATAACGCAATACGTCTTCATCTCTATCTAGGTATGACATCCACAACCTTGCACCAGATGGTGCTTGCCATTGCATCTTTCTTTCGCTCCACTTAATACCGGGGTATATTTGTGGATACATTTCTTGGCTTTTCCAGATAAGTTCTCTTAGTTCCTCTGTTGTGTGGCGTAAGAGAAGGCCAGAAAATTGAGGGTGGCCCAAGTAGCGTAAAGGGTCAGCCAACATTGCATATGACTTACCGCCCCCTGCTGCGCCGCCATATAGCACTTCTCTTTCATTAGCTGCCAAGAATGATGTTTGCGGTCCTGCGTTGGGTTTGAAGATAACATTTTGTGTTTGCTCTTGCTCTTTAATGCTCTCTGGTTGGATCGAAACTATTGATGGCTTTCCAGATGTCGGACTCAAAGAACTCTGGGGGCTTTGTGCCGATTCTTTCTTCGTATTGTTCCGCTTTCTGGAGGGCTTTTTGATATTTTCTGGCAATGTTGCGGTACGTTGTAGACTTTCTTTTGTGGGATTGCTCACTTTTTATTCTTTTTGATAAACCAACATGAGAAATAGGGCGTCCAGTTAGTGTTGTTAACCAATTAGCCACTTCCCGTAATGAATATTGCTTTAAATGCTTCTTTGCTTGTTCCAAAGCCTCAAGTTCTGAGGGGATTGGAATGAGCCATTCATCATCTTTATGTTCAACTTTATATCCAAACGGAATTGTTCTGCTTATCCTTGGTATTGTAACGTATTCTTTGTTTTTAGGTTGAGGCAATATCCACTTCCCCAGTCCTCGCTCAGCCATAACACTCCTTAGTCTTCTGAAACATCCTTAGTTGGCAATATCATAACACCATTAGTGCTTTCAACTTGCACTTTTTCTGTCTTAGTAAAGCCAGCCCTGTCTAGCATGTCTTTAGCAGCATTAAGTTTTTCTTTAATACCCAATTCTGTTGGTGAAACTATACCGCTAACAATTGCTGCTGCTGCTCTAGGCGCATTCATAGCAATGTATAGTTGTGTTGCTTCAACAATTTCTTCTTTCAAGCCGCTAACAACCTCTCTGGTGCTATAGTCTTGAGTGTATCCAG